GATGTAATTGGTTGTAGCATTCCAGCAACTGAGCACAGTGTAATGTGTAGTGGCGGTAAAGACACAGAGATTGAAACTTTTAAAAGATTGATAACTAAAGTGTATCCTAGTGGGTTTGTTAGCATTGTATCTGATACTTGGGATTTTTGGAAAGTTATAACAGAATATTTGCCACAACTTAAAGATATTATTATGGCTCGTGATGGTAAAGTTGTAATACGTCCAGATAGTGGCGACCCTGTAGAGATTATTTGTGGCAAAGAAATAAGATGTAATGACCCAAGGGATGTAATAGAAAATAGGGACATTGATATTTCTAAGCCTGAATATAAAGGTGCAGTTGAATGCCTATGGGATATATTCGGTGGTACAGTCAATGAGAAAGGCTATAAAGTGCTAGATAGTCATATAGGGCTAATATACGGTGATAGCATTACTATAGAGCGTGCTAATGAAATTCTCAAACGATTAGAAGTTAAAGGATTTGCTAGTAGCAATATAGTGTTTGGTATAGGCTCATATACTTACAACTATAATACCCGTGATAGTTTTGGTATGGCTGTAAAATCTACATATGTTGAGGTTGATTTTGAACCCAGAGAAATTGAGAAAGACCCTAAAACTGGTGATGGAGTTAAAAAATCTGCTAAAGGTTTATTATGTGTACAACTTGATGATAAAGGCGAGTTTATATTAAAAGATCAATGTACTAAACGAATGGAAGAAATAGGAGAATTACAAACTGTATTTTTTAATGGCAGATTGACTAATGCTGATAATTTAACCAATATTAGAAAAAGATTGGAGATTAAACAATGACACTAAAATATGATTATACATTTATGCTGAATGAAATTAACAAATTACTTTGCATAAATAGTATGACTGATTTACACGATAAAGAACAAGACTATGTAATGGTAAATAATTTAATAGCAAATTATATTAATACTATGCGAAAATTAATTGAAGAAAATCCTAATTTTTTGTCTGAATTTGATAAAGAACAACAAGCGCATTTAATACATTGTACTTTTAAAATACGCTTGATGAGTAAATTTAATGAAATGTTAGGTGAATATTTAGATATGTTACTGTGTTATTGGAAAATATACTGGTAAAGATGGTAAAGAAAAAAATAAATACCAAAATGTTGGAGTGGCTTGTTTTGAAGATAACGGAGGGCTTAAATGGCAAAAACTATTTAAATGGTTTAATCCTGCAGGCTTAGAAGGTGAATGTTATTTAACAATATTTGACCGCAAAGAAAAACCACCTGTTACATCAGATGGTTATGCTCAAGAACAAACATACCAACTTCCAGAAAATGAGCCACCATTTTAAACAGGTTTACTATACAATAAAAATTCTACATTACGGCGTTTTATTAAGCCATTTTTTTTGACGCCGTCATCATAAACCCAACGCAACCATTGATTTTTAACTGCTAAAAAGTCATATGGTGTTTTATTAATTACTTTTAACAATGTGGAGGTTTTAAATTCTCCTATGCCTATATTGTATACAAAAGTAATAAGTGCGTCAATTTGATTCTGATTGAGTTTAACTTTAATTAATGGTTCAATTTGTTTAGCTACCATATTACAATGATACTCTAAATAACTCCAAGCCTGTTCTTTTGTAATAGGCTCGTCTTTAAACGTTACACGCGTGCCATTAGGATAAAAAGTTGTGCCATACCCGATGGTAGCCACACCTCCGCTATCGGGGTATGGTGCGCTTTCAAAGCCCTCTATACCATTACTACTAATTAAAGTTAAACAATTTTTAGATGGTATCATGCTACTTTATTATTTTCCAATTCTTTAACACGATCTTTTAATATAGATATATTTTCTTGTATATATTCTTGCCTTTGAGCTACCAAAGCAATATTTTTATCCATATTCATATTTTTATCCATAATACTATGCATCATATTTTTAAGTTCTTTATCATTTGCTTTTAATTCTTCTACAGTCTCTTGAGTTTTTTTTAATTGAAAATTAGTTGTAAAATAAAAAGCGGCCCAAAAAAATATACCTGTGCAAAACGTAATAAATAAACCTATCCAATGTGGTAAATTTTCTGTTATCATTTTTTAATCTTATAAAATCTATTTAACCATATGAATATATATAATGCCATTAATACATCTAACAACACAAAAAAGCCATATTCCCCAGTGGGACTACTTAATAAAAAATCAAGCACGTCCTCAATTGTATACCAAACGTTACGCAACAATAAAAATATGTATACTGCTGCATACCACCACATACAATCACGTAATGTTTTATCTTCAAAAAATAAAGATAAACTAAGCCATATTGCAGACACAATAGCTGTAAATAAATTTATAGGTTTATAAGCCCACGCATATTTAACAGCATCTGCATACCATAACCACCGCCAACAGGAATACCAGATAAATAAAAATATTCCTAATGTTGTTATAGGGGTTAGTTTCATGCATTAACATGCGCCAGCCAGCAAAATACATCTGCTGCCATTAACACATCTAATAACACAAAAATTGCTTGTTCTTTTTGTGTATTCCAGCTTTGATTAATATATGCGTAAGCATCTTCAATTGTATACCATATATTACGTATAGCTAAGAATCCACCTATACATTTAAATATTTGTAACCATGTTGTAGCTGTTTGAGTAAATGCAAATAATGTACATGACAAAAACGCAATAGAAGTAAATGCAGTTGCCATATTTATAGGTGCATTAGCCCAGCTATAATCACGTTCTGGATATTTTTTACCAGCATAACTAAACCACCACCAGCGAAGGCAACTATACCATACCAATAATACAAACGTTAATACCTGAAAACTTGTGTGAACATTCATCCTTTTTTCCCTATTAAATAAACTATAATAGCCTCAACTGTAGCAGATGAACCCAAAATCTCATCTGCATGTAGTCTAAACTGTACGTTGGTAAAATATAAAAAACCAAAAGCAATACCATAAAATGTGCTTTTTTGAAATAGGTGATGATTAAAATAATACATCACAAATTCTTTTATAGTTTTAAATTCTGGTTTTTCGTTCATTAGTTATAAGTAAGTCCATTAATTACCAAACTATTTGTTGTGCCAAAACTATATCCACCCGTTAAAGATGTTATTACTAATGCAAAAGTTGTAGCACTTACAGTATTTGATACATTAATAGTTCCATTAAAAATTAATGTATGATGTACCCCATTGGCACTGTCTGAAATAGACTGAGGCAACATGTTAATACTAATACTACCTCCGGCAACTGTTGGGGTAAGCGTAAGCGAACTTGAACTACCACCAGGGTTATTTGATATTAATTCTATTACAGCAATTACATGATATATTCGGGTTTGCGGTAAAAATGTAACTGATGTAGTTCCAACAGTAATATTATTAAACGTTGTTGCACCATTGTTTAAATTTAAATACCCAGCCGGAGAAAGTGCTGAACCAGTAAATCCTTGCATATTTGCAAAAACAGTTACACCGGGTAATGTAGCAACCGGAATACCTGCAATTGTATCTCCATTAGGAATTAATCCAGCAAACGTAGTAGTATTACGATTATAATTTACATTTTGTAAAATTGTATCACAAGTTCCTGTAGCTGTAATTGCTGAATACGTTTGTGTAGTTGGATTATAAAAAGAACATGTATTAATAGATAATAAATTATTTGCACCTGCTGGAGCAACAAAAACAGAATCTTTAATTAAAGGAATATTGTTTAAGTAAACTTTTCCTGAATTATGAAATACCCTTAAAGATGGACAATCAAACGCGTATAATGTTGCTAATGATGCCCCATCTAATCCAATTATTAAATCACCAGAATCACCTGGACGACAATTATTAGTAATAATTTGAGATGTGGCAGGGCTTGTTCCTCCTGTTGAATTAATAAATCCATCAATTTTACAATTATTAAATTGTATTAATCCGTCCCATGTGCCTCCAATAACCATCAAATCAGAATTATCAGTGTAATTAATATTACATTTATCAAAAAATACTCCGCCAATAACATTATCCATGCTTATAGCATAAGAAAACCCAACAGAACTAATTTCTATGCCTTGGCATTTAAATCCAATTCTATTATCTAATGTAAGTGGTGTGGTATCTGTTAAACCAAGAAGAGTAAAATTTGTTGCACCTTGCAAACTACCAACAGCTAACCACGATTGATAATCATAATTTACCACAACCGATTCATTACTATATCCATTTGGAGTTAAAATAATTACCGTTCCATCAGTTCCAACAGCGTTAGACGCCGCTTGTATGGTTTTATAAACATTATTATAGTTGGCGGATATCGTAGTATCTACATATGCTATTTTTTCTTGATTATATGTACTAATTAATTTCCAATCCGTCGCTGTAATTGATGGTGTTTGAGTAGTTGTGCCAGTAGGTTTAACACATCTCCATAATGAACTACCGTATGTTACTATGTCCGCTAAAACATATAATTTACCTGCAATAAAAGATAATCGGTTAATTGCATTAAACCCGTTATCACTATCTATGACTGTCCCCGCAAAATTATACGCTCCACGATCATAATCAAAATTTAAAAATTGACAGGCTACAGTTCCAGTGCCTGTAGGTATTGCATAAGCCCCAGTTGCAGGATTACGCATAGACGAATTTGTTATTATCAATTTATTGTTTGCACTAGCACTTGCCGATACATCTAAAGTGCTTATGTATGGTACACCATCAATAAATATTTTTCCTGCAGTATGACTTAATATATTGACTTGTTTACAATTATTAATGTGTACTTCAACATTGCAACTTAAATTAATACTTATTACATTATTGTAAGAAAAACAGTTAGTTATAAATATTTTATATGCCGCTGCTGGTGTTCCGCCAATATTTATGGCTTGAGCAATATTGCAAGAATCAAAATAATAATCACCTGTCCATGTGCCACTAAACTGAATAGCTGGTGATATTGGGGTTGCTGCTGAAATGGTAAAATTACAATTATAAAAATTACCGTACCCAAGTGAACCAGTTACTATATCTAAACAAGGGCTGTCAACAGGGTTTATAAACGCGATATTTGGACATGAAAAATGACTGCCACCACTTGCCATTGTCAATGTACGATGATATGCCCCTACTTCTTGAACAGCACCAAAAGCACCTAAAAATTGATTTTGTCCAGTTATAACAAGATTTTCGTTGTATACTTGTTCAAACCCGTATATTAATGCTGCACCACCATTACCCACATAATTTAATGCTGCTTGACAAGTTGCAAATGGATAAGAACCATTGCCGGTAGTGTCATTACCAACAAAGATATTTACTGTAGCAAATTTTATATAATTAACATTGCTTGCTTGTCTCCACACTGTGCTTGAGGTAGAAGGGGCATTGCCAATAGTATTTGCAATACATAACCAGATATAACTATTGTAAGTAACAAAATTGCCTGGTACATAATTTGTCAATGGATTGTATACTACATTTCCAACTGCCGGAGTACCGGATAAATCCGCATAATCCACCTGTGTCCATGTTTCAGATGTTGCAGTTGTACCATTTCCAAGTGATTTTAAAAACTTTGGTGTTGTAGTTATATTTCCTGCCAAACGTGTAGGCGCACCACTTGCCCCCCCAATAATTAAATCGCCTAAAGTTGTCATTGGTTGGTTAGCGGTTATTTTTGTATTTAAATTATTTACAATTGTTTGATTTGATGTATTAGCCGTAGATGTGGTTGGGTCAGTAAGCGTTATATTAATACCATTTCCAATTGGATATAATGCTTCACCAACTAAATCAGAATCTGCCATCAATAAAATAATTTGTACATTCCAATTTTCAGTACCTGTACTTGGTAAAGTACAAATTGCTTTATAATTTGGAAATAAAAAATCAACAATTACATCTCCATTAAAATTTAATATACCTAAAGCATCTGTACTTTGATTGCCTATAGATTGATTAATAAATTCAAAAGATTGATTAACACGCAAAGTCGAAGCTTCCGGCAATATATATTCTGGGTTTACATTGTTGCCTTTGTATCTTTGAATAGGTGCACTAGCATTAGTTAAATTAATTGCATTATCTATAATATTAATATCTTCATTTTGTATTACTGCATTAATTGCAAAATTAGAATTACTATCTCTTTGTACTAAAGTAGAAGGGGTTGGATTTGGAGTTCCTGTTGGAGTTCCTGTTATATCCGTATATGCTATTTGTGTCCATGTTTCAGCCGTGGCTGCAGAACCTGTACCAAGAGATTTCAAATATTTAGGTATTGCAGTGGCATTTCCAGGCAGTCTAGTTGGTGTCCCACTTGCCCCGCCTGTAATTAAATCACCAAGTGTTGTCATTGGTTGATTATTTGTTATATTATTAGCATTTTCAGTATCTTGATACTGTAATGCACCTAAAGCATAGCTTAGTATTTGCCCATCTGCAACGGTATCATTAACTGGTGCGTAATTTACACCAACAACAATATTATCTGTGTTGTTACTAAGTACTGCTCCTGCCGTCCAAAGTCCCGTAGATAACACATAAATAAAAGTTTGATTGACTGCTAAACTTACTCCACCCGGAGTATTGCTACCTGCTACTGATGTTAAATACCAATAGCCATCTGTTCCAACCCCATTTGTTAAAGTCGGTGTATTAGTTGACGCATTGTATAATCCTTGATATTTTGCTGGGTCTAACGGATTTGAACCGCCCCCACCAGAATTATTAAATGACAATGTATTTGCTATAGGCATGTTATTTTTCCTTAATTTGTATTTGCATTGTTATATCTAACTGTAACGCCTACGGGGTTTACAGTGGCGCTTTTAACTATTCGTATTTGTATATGTGTTTGCCATAAATCTAACCAATTTGTTTGGACATTTAATATAAATTTATCGCCTTTATATATTGCATCAAACCAATCCTCTAGAGCTGGATCATAGATTTGTATTGTTGATTGTTCAGAGCCTTGATAACCATTTGAAATAAGGCTCATTGCTGTACCATCCTGAACCAACACTGTTAATTCAGAAGTTGCAGCATTTGTTGTAGCTGGAATTATTATTTTTTGTGTACTCATTTTTTACCCTTTTACCATTCTATTAAAACAAAACCATCACCGCCATTAGCACCGTGGCTAAAATCAGTACCGCTACTATTATTTTGTGCGCCTCCGCCTCCGCCTCCGCCCCCAAGTTTTCCATTGGTTGCATTAAGTGCGTCGCCTGGTGTTCCATTGCCCCCGCCACCATTGCCTCCGCCCCCAAAAACGCTACTGCCTCCATTTCCACCACTTAATGCGCCTGTAAATGTTGAGCTAATAATAGTATTACCTGTTCCACCACCTATACTGTCATGTAACCCGCCTGTTATTATTCCATTACGATACGCTTCTGCAATAAATGTACCATTACCTCCGGGAAAACCTCCTGATAAACTTACAATTCCGGTAATTATGGTAGTTCCCCCTGTTGTTCCCCCCTGGCCATTAGTAGCGCCTCCTGCGCCACTACTTCCCACCATAATAGATAAAGTATTTAATGGGGTAACGGTATATTCTTTTTTAAATATAAATTCCCCGCTTGATCCTCCGCCCCCAGACATGCAATAAGTAAGTTGAGAATTCCCCGCTGCCCCTCCGCCTCCGCCTCCAGACGCTGTTATATTTAATTTATTTATTCCCGCTGGTATTTTAAAAGAATGTGAGCCAGGGGTATCAAATAACATTTGTCCATGGCTACCGCCAATTTGTGACCAATGTGTGCCATCATTTATATAGCTGGGAGTGGTTACAAAATTAAATGTATTGCTATTAACTAATGATACCTGCCAGCTATTATTACTAGCACAGAAAAGCACTATTCCTGCCGGATAACCGCCGTATTCATCGCTAACTGTTTGGTCAAAAGTATATGTACCTCCGCATTGTTGCCAAAAACAAAATTGTGAATAAAGATTAATTACTCCGTTCATTTCATCACGTTTAACGAATAATCCACCTAAACTATATTTAGTGCTTTGCAGCGGTGGGAATCCAGTATCTTGATTTGCTAATGTTGTACTAGCAATTACAGGAGGTACTACGAAATCCCCGTTTGTTGCAAAAGGTTCTAAAATTGTATTTGGTTTAACTATTGCCATTATAAAATTACTCCTTGTATTATTATGTAATCTACCCCTAAAGGTATTGGCATAAAAGCCCTGTCGCTAAATATTGCGTATTGAAGATCATTAAAATAAAAATTAACTTTTAAAGTTAATTCCATTAATCCAGTTTCAACAAATTTTGCTTTATGGGCTGGGTCTATTAATTGCACAACTACATTCATGCAATAATTAAGTGCGCCCAAAGACGCATTAGTATTTAAATTAAAGTACTTTAACCTAAGCAATAACCTATACTGGTCATCTGTTAAAGTATTAGCTACCATTTGCCCACCCCAAAAATTACCGTTATCAAAATTCTGTGGGTATCCTGTGTCTAATGGTGTAGGCGTTTCGCCAGTATCAAAACCAAAACATTCAGTTAAATCAGGGGTATATACCACTCTCGGCAAATTTAATAACTTACCCCAATTGTCTAACCCGTCTCCAATACAAGTATTTATATTAAAAAAATCATTATAAAAAGTATCTTCATTAATAGTTAAATACGGTGCTAATCCGGCTAATAAATTGTTTAAATTTGTAGCTTGATCGAATTGGACATACGTACTATTTGTATATATTGCCATTAAATCACCGTTACTAAAACATTTGCTGCTATTAATGTTGGGGCTTCTGTTATGGGTAAATCAAGGACTAATGCCGGAGTACCTGCTGTTACTGTTTGTATAGTTAAATTAGTAACACCTGACACCCCTAAATTTGCCAATGAACTATAAAATCTACTAGCATAAATTGCTACACCCATGCGGGCGGGCGGTATAGTTCCAATCCCGTTATTAAAATTATTTACACAAGCGTTTTGAATTTGAGAAACTATGTCAACAGGGTATAAATCAGAACTAATAATTGATATATTTAATTGAACTGGTGCATCAATAGCGGTTTGCCAAGTCATGTCTTCTGTTACCCAACTAAAATTTGGATCAGTATAAGCATATGTAGTATCCCCATCCATACCACAACCAGCACTGCGCTTTGTGTAAAGTATAGATGCTATTTCTTGTTGTGTACCGCCATAAACTGATAAATAAATAGAATGTGGCGATACTGTTACTCCGTTTTTGCTAATTGGTGAATTAGTATAATTTTCTACCAAGAAAAAATCTATTACATCGGCAGTATCTAATAATGCGCTATTAACTGAATTAAATGTGCCAGAACTATTTAATCCTTTAGCATATTTGATTGTATTTCTGTAACTATAATCAGTTTGAGCATTTGTGCCAGTTATGCCATCAGTAGCATTATTAACAGTATCCCAACCAGCTAATTGTTGTACAATCCGGTTTAATGTGCCTGCGGTACATGGAATAGGTGCAGCTACTAAAGATTTGAATTCGCCACTACCAACCCCTGCAATAATTGTTATAGAATTAGGGTTATAAAAAACATCTCCATTGGTATTTAATATTTGACTATTAGCTGGTATTGTAGTACCTGATAAGCCCGTTACTTGGCAAGTTACAACTGATTGTACTGCTGCTTTACGGTTAATGCTTAGCCATGCGCCTAGCCCGTCTAAATAAACCCCAGCCGCTACATCTGGGTCATAAACATACGAATATAGATTTGTTTTTGCAGCTTCAACTTGCAAACCCATATTAGTAAGTTCTTGAATAAATACACCGTTTATAGTAGTAGGAGTTAAATTTACTCCTGACCCAAAAGTATTTATAAATACTTGTTGCACGTCTGCTAATTCTTGGCTTGCTGAATTAGGAGTAAATCCCACCAAACCCGGTGCTGATACAGCCATGTTAAAATCCTTTATGCACTTAAATTTATGCTTTGTCCGTTATTTAATGTAATTGTAATTGTTGTTTGTTCAGTTCTTGTTGTACCGTTAAAATTAAAAGTCATGCTAGATATTTCTTTTATTCCATATTCTGCTAATTGAGTTTTATTTAAAAAATCATTAATTAACAAAATTGAATTTGTCAAGTAATAGCGTATTAAACTCTCCGTAATATCTGGATTACCCAAAATAAGGTTATACGGCACTCCAAGAAATACATCAAAATTATATTCACCACGCCACATCCATAAAGATTGAACAACGCTTTGCTGCACATCATCCACACTTCCTACAGTTACCAAGTTACCGCCAGCATCTATATAAATATCATTAAATGCTACGCCTTCTACTGGCTTTTGAGTATTCCAATTAGTAGCAAACGCCGTTGCTGGATAAGATGAATTAGTGGCTATAAATGTCATTTAAACCGCTCCATTTACTTTAGAACTAAAACCATCAGTAATAGTTATTGGTACATCTGTTACACCGCTTCCTGCTTGTACTCCGCCAATGGTAGCCGTCATTGCAACCTTACCAACTAATACAGGTTGTTTAGTTCCATTGCCTAAATTTACAGTATCAGCATTTACATTAGCAGTATCACAATTTACATTAATAGGTAAGATAGGGGCTGTTAGTTCAATGCCTGCGCTAGTAACTTTAATAAATATATTTGGTAAATCATTGCTTAATCTTTTAACAATAATTGCATCAGCTAAACTAAATTTTCTGTAGCTTTCTGGGTTATTTTTTGCCCATTCTTTTTTAATAATTGATATATCACGTTGACTAAATACAACTAATACTTTATCGCCAATTGCTGGTTCAATAATAAACCCCGCATTCCCGCCACTTTCAAGAGCGTATGGCACGTTGTAAATTAATGGGGGGTCATAAGGTGTGCCATCTGCTCCAATTGTATTATTTAGCGGTTGTATAGTGTATGTGCTGCCTGTTATTTCTTTTATCTCGCATGGCAAACAAGTATTAACCCCTAAAAGTATTTGATTAACTGCATATTTAATAGTATTTGCTTGAGAAAATCCCACTTCTTGGGACATTGTTGTACTAGCTGTCATGACTACCCCGCAACTGGTAAATTAAATTTAGTCGGATTAAGTTTTAATTTGCTTTCCCATTTAGCTCCTCTATTTTGTAAGGTGTGTGAATAACCATTAATCCACCACGTGCCATTAGCCTTACTTTGATACATTGATTGTATATTTATTTGTTGTCCAAACTTAATAGCTGGATTAAATCTACATCTAACATCTACCCCTAAATCAACTGGCATAGGTGAGCCTAACATTCCATTATCCATACTTAACGTTAAAATATCATTTACATATGGCGTGCCTTTTGGGGATATATAAACTGCATTATTAACAAGTTTCATCTGGTAACCATAATCATTACATGCGCTTTGTAACTGAGCTATCCAACTTCCCATATACAACGGGCAATTAGTTGTGCCAATTACATTATTAGAGTTATAGATAATATTATCTGGCGACTTTTGTACAATTCCTTGAAATAAGGTATTTAATGGAATATCGCCAGACGGGTTTGTTGCCGAAGCTACTAAATTTTGATTATAAATTCCGCTGTAACTTTCAATAATAAACGGTCTATTAGTATTACTAAAATCTGTACCAGCCCTATATACCTGTCCCTGAAATATCAAAGGTGGCATATTATTGCTATCAACTGTATAACCTGCGTAAACCTCAACTGTATTATCGTATAATTGTGCTGGGAATAATTGATTAAACTTACTAAATTGGTTACAATCATCTGCAGTCATGCCGTATATAGTTATGTATGCGCTATTAGGTTCTAATCCCGAAGCTAAGGTTATATTTACCTCAGCAGTCAAACTATTACGATCTGAATTACAAAATATAGTCTTAACGTTCTGAGTAGTTCCATCAGCGGTTGGTGCGCTAGGAAATGCTCCCTCATCAAGAATTAATCTTATCGCCATGTAGCGGGTAAGCATCTCAGTAGCATTAGTTTGAAGACTCATATACCAAACTCCGCTTGTAAGGCTGCTTTATTATCAATAACCCATTGCGCATAAATAAGAGACAGGGCATCATAATCACTATAATATAATTTCCCTATAGTACCTAACGTTTGATACTGAGGGTCTAAACCATCCTCATCCCACCAAAATAAATATCCATTCAAGCTACTTGCAAATTGATTAACATAGCTGCCATGGTTTGCTCTCATCCCCAATATGATTGGGGTGCTACCTAAATAAACATCACAAAATAAAGATACATCTTGCAAATATACATTAACTGTTATTTGTTGATTATTAAGCACAACTGTAACTTGTTGATTCGGTATAGGGTTTAAAGGTATCTCAAGCAGCATTTTAGCCTCCAGCCATTATCACAGAATTATCATTTGCCGGGACTATTGCTGTTTGTGTACCATTATCCACTTGACTTGTATTAGCGGGGTTTGCTACTTGATTTTGTTGTAATGATCCATATTGAGTGGAAGTAACAATTCGTATTTCTTGGAATTCTAGATGTGCTACTAAATTATTATGATCGGGAGTAATATCGTAATCATAATTAGTTAATTTAAGATTTGAATATTGCCTAAATAATGGATAATTGCCTAAAACTGTTAATAAAGTTAAATTATGCAAATATGTATCTAATTGTGTTCCAGTTTTAGCTAATTCATTCCTATAATCTTGGTTAGTATATTGTGCGCTAGTTGCAAGTGGACATACCAAACCAGTTAATTTGAGCGTAAATGGAGTATCGTGTAAACTATC